GTTGAAATCGAAGTAAAATATAAAATTGCTGTGACTGTTATGGAACTGCGATTTTGGCTAAAGGATTGTGAGTTACCAATATAATCATGTGGTGCTTGGGAAACTGGTGGAATAACAGGAAATGTAATTAGAATAAAGAAAGATAGAAGGCGAGTAGCGGATTGGTGTCTGCTGCTCACTTTTCGTTTATGGGGATATGTCGCAATACGACTTTTGAAGTGTTGTATTGCAATCTGTTTTTCGGGTATTTCTCGTTGGTATCATTACCATAAAAGCGAGGTGAATTCCATGAAAGCAGAGAAGAAGGAAATCAATATACAGATTGGAAAAAGGTTGCAAACCGCCAGAGAAAACAGTGGATATACGCAGGAAGTTTTTGCAGAGACGCTGGATGTAGGGGTAGAGCATTATCGCAAAATCGAAAGTGGTGTCTATGGCTTACAGCCAGAGAAAATGCTGATCTTGTATGAGAAGTACAGGATTGAGCCGACTTATCTGGTTACGGGGGATACAAATCATAAGGTTGATATTGAACTGTTCCTTGCAAACTGTAGCAGGGAGGAACGGGATGCATTTATAGACCGTATGCTTGCGTATATGAGAAAGCTGATGACAGGCCGTTAAAGCAGTACAGTCTCCGGGATGTATATTTGATCAATATATTTTGAGAAGGAGACGATATATGAGGGTAGCAATCTGCGATGATAATCAGCAGGACATTGAAAGGATCAGACGCTATACACTGCGTATGATCGACTATGCGGTGGAGTATGTGTTTTATACCAGACCGGAAGAATTATTGAGGGAATGTGCAGATGCGGAGCAAAAGCCGGATATGTACATTCTTGATATTGAGATGCCTGGAATGGACGGACTTGCGGTGGCAAAACAGATCCGTGAGACAGATTCCAAAGCATTGCTGGTGTTTCTTACCAGCTATACCAAATACATGCCAAGTGTATTTGAAGTTGTCACATTTGATTTTATTCCAAAACCAATCTCAGAAGAAAGGCTCCGTGTGCTGTTTGAGAAGGCAGGAACCTATCTGAATCTGACCAATCAGAGTTTTTCATTTAGTTACCGCAGGGTGCGGTACAGTCTGAAGTTTGACGAAATCCTGTATCTGGAAAAGCGGGGGCGTCAGGCGATAATCCACACAAAGAAAATGAAATATCAGTCCAACATGAACCTGAATGAAATATGGGAGAAACTGGACGAGCGCATGTTTGCCGCCGTTCATGGCTCTTTTATCGTTAATTTGAAACATGTTCATTCTGTATCCAGCGGCATGGTCATGCTTACAGACGGCACAGAGCTGGGAGTGACAAGAGGGTACCGGAAGGAGCTGACGGAAAAGCACATCGCATTTGTGCAGGGAGGAATGTGACATGGCATTATATGGGGTGAGGCTTGTCATAAATCTTTTTGACCTCTGCATTTACCGCAGGTATTTAGAGGAGTTCATTGGAAACAGAAAAACTTCCATGGAGTTTTCTGTTCTTCTGCTGATAGTGTGCGAGCTGATTGGAAGTGCGGTGAACCAGATGGGGATAAGCTGGCTGAATTTTGTGACGATGGTTGCAATTCTCTGTGTATATGTCTGCCAGTATGAGGCAGGGATTGTAAGCAGGCTGATTGCGGTTTTGCTGTATATGGGGATTATGGGTATTAGTGAACCGGCAGGTTATCTGTTTAGCAAAGTATTTATGGAACAGATAGTAGAGGATGATGTTGTTATCTATTATTTTTCTGCATTCCTAGTGGTGATATTCCGGCTTGCGATTGTGGAAGTCTTTTGCAGGCTGAAAGCGGGAAAGAATGTAAAGGTGTCGAGTATGCCAAAGGAAACCAGTTATGCGCTGGCACTTATTCCATTATGCAGCCTGATCAGTTGTTTTTTACTGATAGAAGTTGCAAAAGAATTAATCTCGGCACAGATGGTGGTGCTGTGCATGTGTATCATCTTTGTCATTATCATCACAAACTATATCATCTTTCTGATGATTGAAAAGTACACAACAGTGGAGGAAAAACAGTACGAAGAGGAAATGATCCAGAGGGAAATCTTATACCGGAACGAATACTATCAGGACATGGAACGGTATCAGGAACAGATACAGGACATCCGGCATGATATGAAGAACCGGCTGACGGGACTGCTCGCAGCGGCGGAACAGGGAAGTGCGGAACTGATCAAGGACAGACTGCAGGAAGTATTGGGAGATATCCGGCTGGCAGAAGAGATCATTTATTCCGCAAATCCTGTGGTGAATGCCATATTAAAAGTAAAAAGCGTAAAGGCAAAAGAGAAAGAGATACCGATGCAGGTTACAACGCTACTCCCCCAGAGAGTATCCGTAGATATCGGGGACATGGGTGTTCTGTATGGGAATCTTTTGGATAATGCGATAGAGGCAGCGATGGCAGTGGAACAGGAAAAACGGTATGTTCATGTGGAATCAAAGTTTCAGGAGGGCAGACTGCTTTTATCCATTAAGAACAGCAAGCCATCCGGGACAAGTTCCTATCAACAGACAAGCAAAAAAGATAAAATAAAACACGGCAGGGGAATCCGTTCGGTGCGGAAAGTGGCAGAAAAATACGGTGGGGAGCTGATGTTAAAGGATCAGGGGGAACATTTTGAGGCAGTCCTTCTGCTCAACGGAGTTGCAAAACTGGAGTGAGACTGCAACTTATTACAGCAAACCTGCAACTTGTTACAGATAGATTGATTTTTACATGGAAACTGTTAGAGTGAAAACATCAAAAAAAGGAGGGTTTTACTAAAAATGAAGAAAAGAAACTGGATGTACCGACTGAGCAGCAAATCCATGAGTGTGATGGCAGCACTGGCACTTATGGTGACAACCATGGCAACGAACCGTTCCTGCATGTGGTATCTGGGACAGGACAAGATGCCGGAAGATTCCAAAAAACTCAGAAGGTTTTAAATCATGACGAAATGGCTCAGCCATCGTATGGTTGAGCGGGGAATCATAAAAGAGGAGGAGCAGGAATTATACCAGTTTGGAATACGCAATGGTATGATCCTGCTTCTAAACGTTGTGACAGCACTGGTCATCGGCCTGCTTACAGAGCAACTGGCGGTTGTGGCAGTGTTTACCCTGTCTTTTATGGTTCTTCGCAGTTATACCGGTGGATATCACTCAGACAGCAGGGTTTTCTGTTATCTTGGTTCTAATCTGGTGCTGCTGGTTCCGGTTTATACACAGGCTGTGTTTTACAAGACATCGCTGGCATGGCTGCTGGCAGTATTGCTGGTGTCCGCAGGGATCATTTTTTTACTCAGTCCCATGCACAGCAAGAACCGGAAGCTGGATAAAGAGGAACAAAAGCATTTTGGCAGAAAAGCAAGGCTGATCGCAGCTTTGGAACTGGCTGTGCTTGGCATTTTGTGGCATGCAGGCCAGATACCGTATGCTTACGCTGTTTATACGGGAATCTGCATCACGGCACTGTTCATGCTCGTAGGAAAAGCACAGTTATGGATACAATCACATACCGAAAATGGATAGTCCTTTCCGAACATGCGGAAGGGACTTTTTTTCTGGAAAACAGGAGGGATGACAATCCAAGACGGTAACTTATTACAGGTACCGTAAGACTTATTACACTTATATTGAAGCGAACTTTCTTTCCAAGTATAGTACCGCAAAAAGGCTTAGGAGAAGAAAGGCGTGGCATGTTTTTGGGAATTCATGCCGCACCGGATTGCAGGGGGCGGCAGAAAGGGAAAAGTTCATAAGGATAACATCCGGGTGCAGTTTTGCATGCTTTATTTTGCATGGGAACAGCACCTTTTTTTATTGTCTTTTTCCAGTAAAGCAGAACCCAGAGGTCCGCCAGATGTCCTTCATTTCAAAAAAATTACGAAATGGAGGACATTTGAATGTCAGAATGGATCAGGATCAGAGTAAAGGATTTTTATAAAGATGCAGTTGGTGAACTGGAATACACCTATGTGACCAGAGAAGTCTACGAGGCACTTGTCGATACGTTCCGCAAAGAAGCCCACGCACAGGAAATGCGGGATATCAGACATACGACCAAGGACGGATATACAGAGGGAGAAACGGAAGATCTGGTGGAGCTGACCGGGGAATCGGTAGAGGATACGGTCATCCGGCAGATGGAAATAGAAACCCTGCAGAAAGCAATGCAGTCACTCACCCCAGTGCAGAGAGAGCGGCTGCATTTTTATTTTTTTGAGGGCATGACATACCGGCAGATTGCAGCGAAAGAAGGGGTCGGAGAGAAGAACATCCGGGAGAGCATAAACGGTGCGGTAAAGAAAATAAAAAAATATTTTGATTAATACCCCCTCAAAACGTGTTTTTCTGTGAGTACCTTATGAGAGGAACTTTTTCTGGACAGATGGTCTCTTCCGGGAATCCTCTCATGTCTCGTGTGTGGATACGACACAGGCAGACAAAACGCACATTGAAAAATGCCGGAGAGGAATGCAGGGCTCCGAGCGCAGGATGGAATCACGCCATATCCTGCCAGCTATATCCAGCAGTTCAGATACGTTAGCCGTTTCATGAGCCGTAACCGGGGCGCAGTGACACTCCTGCAGCAATCGGGCAGATGTTCTTTCTGCCAGCCATGCTGTGAAAAAGATCGCATCTAAGGAGCCGAGCGGGAAAGCCGGGGTACAGCCTGTCTGTGGTGGACAGGCGCGAAGAGGGGAATGGCCTATAATGATACACCTTGAGATTAGCCAGCACGCAGTGGTGGAGGTGAGATACCTGTGATGTCTGCCTGTCCGAGTGGCAGGGACCAAAGACAGTCTGGACTGACTGCCCATGAAATGCCGGCTTTGGGATTTTTTCTTCTCTGTTTTGGCGGCGTTTTGGTTCCGGGGAGTAGTGACGAATAGGGACAGACACTTTTTATTTATGAAGTGAAGGATTATGGCAGTAAGACTTAATTACAGAAACCATGCGGCGGAGGGGAACTTCCGCCGTATTCTTGTGGAGTTAAGAAAAGCTGAAAAATGGGGAATGGAGGAAAACAGGAGATGAAGAAAGAAGATACCGAAATGATGTTAAGGATTTTTGAAACGGAGAGGGCAGGATATGCCTATCTTTATCCGAGTGATGGAGGGGAGCGGAAAGAGGACTATATCTCGACTACGGCAGAAAATATCGCAAATTATATCGGCAGCCACATGTTTGAGGCTGAAAAGATCGTCATCACAGATATGTGTGACAGGCTGATATTAGATACCTGCGGCTATTTTATCAATAGCTGTCCGAATCAGGAATTCTGCAAGGAAATCAATCCGTTCTTAATCCCGATCCAGATGGGAGAAAAGGACGCGGGAGAGGTGCTTTCAGTCAGCAGGGATGTATCGGAACAGTATTTCCGGGAAGAAGATGAGGCTGCAACCATGGCTGAAATCGGGATGATGTAAAGGTGTTTCTTCTGGGCAAAAGTGTTTGGCTTGGGAGAATGAATTTAACGTTCTTAAATTGCGGGAGGAAAAAGGGAAAAGATGATGGAAGGCGGAGCGAATGAGGTGCGGTATAAGATTGCCGAATTTCTCTTAAAAAGGATGCATGAAGATAAGCTGTTAACCGAGGAAGAATGGGAAAAAATCCGGGTTTTGAATGTCAAGACTTTCTCCCCGGAATTAGCAAAAGTATATCTGTAATAACACTGGATATATAAAGGACTATGTGGTAGTGTATGTTGCTGACAGGGAGTGCAAACCCTTGAAAATACTGGGAAAGGAGAAAAAAGCATGGCAAAAAAGTGACTGTCATAAAGGCAGCAAAAGCGCAGAAACATACACAGGAAGAACGCAGGCTGAAAGTGTGCGGATATGCCAGAGTCAGTACCGGCAGTCAGGCACAGGCAACTTCCTATACTGCACAGGTCGAGTACTATACGGAAAAAATCGAGAGCAACCCCCTGTGGGAGTTTGCAGGGGTGTATGCGGATGAAGGAATCAGCGGAACAAACGTAAAGCACAGGGATGAGTTCCAGATGATGATTTCAGACTGTGAGGATGGGAACATCGACCTGATCCTTACGAAATCCATCACAAGATTTGCAAGAAATACGGTGGAATGCATCCAGACCATCCGAAAGCTGAAGGAGATTGGCGTTGGAATCTACTTTGAAAAAGAGAATATCAACACGCTGTCAGAAAAAAGCGAGCTGTTCATTACCATCCTGGCATCGGTGGCGCAGGGGGAATCAGAAAACATCTCAAGCAACAACCGATGGGCGATACAGAAACGCTTTCAGGATGGAACCTATATCATATCGACGCCAGCGTATGGCTATGGAAAAGACGAGGATGGAAATTTAGTCATCATAGAATCCGAGGCAGAAACCGTAAGGTGGATTTATGAGTCTTACTTAAACGGCATGGGAGTGTATGTGATAGCAAAGGCACTGAACCAGAAAGGCATTCCAACAATCCGGGGTGCAGAAAAGTGGCAGGACGGGGTGATACAGGACATTCTGAAAAATCCCATTTATGAGGGAGATATGCTTCAGCAGAGGACATATACAGAAACAAGGTTCCCATTTGTCCGCAGGGTAAACAACGGACAGAGAAACCAGTATCTCATCAAAGACAGCCATCCGCCAATCGTCACACATGAGGAGGCAGAAGCGGTACGCAACCTGATGGCATACCGGGTGGATGTACTGCACATGAACAAGAGTGACTACACCAAAAGATACCTGTTTTCCGGCAGAATCATCTGCGGAGAGTGCGGAAGAACCTTCCGGCGGCAGAAAATCTACATCGGGAAACCATATGAAAAAATCATCTGGACGTGCAGCGGACATGTGGAGGATAAAGAGAGCTGCTGCATGAAAGCCATCCGGGAGGATGTGCTGCACCGGGCTTTTACAGACATGTGGAACAAGCTGTACACCAATCAGGGAACGATATTAGAGCCGCTGTTAAAAGAGCTGACAGAACTTGTGGCAGCAAGGCAGGACAGTGAGGAAATCAGACAACTGGATAAGGAAATCAAAGATATAAGCGGGCAGAGCCAAATCCTAAACCAAGTCATGAGGAAAGGATATATGGACTCTGCTCTTTTTATGGAGAGCAGTAGCAAGCTTGGCTGGCAGCTGACGGAATGCAGGAGAAAAAAGACACTTTTGACCAGAAAGCTGCGGAGGACAAAAGAAATTGTACGGACCGAACAGCTTATCCAACTGATTGCAGAACAGGACGGATTAAGGGAGGAGTTTGACGAGCAACTGTTTAAAATGACAGCAGAGAAGATCGTGGTCTCCAAGGAACACGACATCACCTTCTGCCTGCACAACGGACTGAAACTGACGGAGAGGGGAGGCGGACAGGATGCAGTGGCACATGCCAATCGGCTATAAGGTTGTGGATGGAAAAATTACCATCTGTGAAGAGCAGAGAAAAATTGTGGAACAGATATTTACAGACTATGACAGCGGGGTGGCGGCAGGCAGGATCGCCCAGAACCTGAAAGGGAGAAACATATGCAATGCAAAAGGGAAAGTGTCCTGGACCCACGCATCCATCGGCAGGATACTGGAAAACCCAAGCTACCTTGGCACAGACTACTATCCGCAGCTCATAGGAGAGGAACTGTTTGAGAGAGTCCAGTGCAGACGGGAAAAGGTGAGGGCAGAGCTTGGAAGGGCAGACCACAGGCCCGGCAGGGATGAGAGAATCCTCTTCGGAGGTGTCATCTGGTGTGCAGAATGCGGGGCAGTATGCAGCCATATCCAGCCGAGCCACAAAAAAGAGCGTGGCGGCACTGCCAAGTGGAAGTGCAAGAGTTATGTGACTGGCAGAGCAAAAAACTGCAGGAACAGTTTTATTACAGACGGGCAGGCAAAGCAGGTGTGTGTGGAAGCCATCAATGCAGTGATACGAAACAAAGGCCTGCTCCGGGTACAAAGGCAGGAGGAAAAGGTCAGCCCGCAGTACCGGGTTCTGGAGCGGAACCTGCAGCGGATGAAAGAAGAACAGGAACGCACAGAAACAGACCTGATGAAATTGCTCTATGAAAGGGCAGAGGAACGCTACCGGACACTGGAGGTCAGGGATGGGGAGTTCCGGACAGAGGAGGTCAAAAACATCCTTGCAGGAAAAAAGGAACTGGAAACATTTGATGAAAATTTATATAGAAAAATAATTGCATGCATCTGGTTGCATGGCGGAAACATGGCAGAAGTGGAGTTTATCAATGGGAGCCGTGTCACAGCCGGATACAAGGATTAGGAGGGAGAGCAGATGGCAGAAACAGCAAAAAAGATCAGCATGATACCTGCCAAGGTGCAGTATGACCGGAATGTGAAACTGTCAGAGAAGAAAATGAAGGTCGCTGCCTACTGCCGTGTCAGTACGGAACTGGAAGAACAGGACAGCAGCTATGAAGCACAGGTGGAGTATTATACCAGCAAGATATCGGAAAACGAAAACTGGAAAAATGCCGGCATCTATGCGGATGACGGAAAGAGTGGAACAAACACCAAAAAGAGGGCAGACTTTAATGCCATGATACAGGATGCCCTTGCAGGAAAGATCGACATGATCCTTACGAAGTCGGTCAGCAGGTTTGCGAGGAACACGGTAGACTCGCTGGTGACCATCCGAAAACTGAAGGAAAAGAACGTGGCGGTGGTGTTCGAGAAAGAGGGAATCAATACACTGGAGGGAACCGGAGAAATCCTTATCACCATCTTGAGCAGTCTGGCGCAGGAGGAGAGCCGCAACATCAGCGAGAACATCCGCTGGGGAGTCGTGAGGAAATTTGAAAAAGGCAAGGTCATCGTGAACTGCACAAAGTTCATGGGATACACCAAAAACGAGGATGGGGATCTGGTCATCGTACCCGAAGAGGCAGAGATTGTAAAGCTGATCTTCCGCCTTTATCTGGAAGGCTACAGTACCGGGAAAATCGCAAAGCATCTGGAAGAGCAGGGAATCAAGACCGCCACAGGGCAGGACAAATGGCATTCCACGGTAATAGACAAAATGCTCCGCAATGAAAAATACATGGGAGATGCACTCCTGCAGAAAACCTACACGGTGGATTTCATGACAAAAAAGAAAGTAAAGAACACCGGACTCGTACCGCAGTATTATGTGGAAGATGACCATGAGGCAATCATCCCGAAAGAGCTGTTTTACAGGGTACAGGAAGAGATGATGCGGAGGGCATCCTTATGCAAGGCGGCTGTCACCCGGAAGAAGAACCAGAAAAGCAGGTATTCCTCCACCTATGCACTGACCGGCATGCTGATCTGCGGAAAATGCGGACAGGAGTACAGGAGAGTCACCTGGGCGAGAAACGGGAAAAAGAAAGTGGTCTGGAGATGCAGCAATCGGCTGACCAACGGAGTGAAGAAATGCGGGGAATCCGAGACACTCGAAGAGAACGCATTAAACAGGGCGGTGATGGAAGCCATCCACAGGATCACAAGTGATGATATGGAATTTATGGAACACTTCCGGCAGAACATCATCCATGTCATCGGGAGCTATGGCACCGCAAAAGAGTCCGGGGAATACGAGGAAAAGATAAAAGAAAAACAGGAAGAGATGGTGGCACTGATTGCAGAGAATGCAAAGACCGGTTCCTACACACCGGAGTTTGATGAACGCTACCGAATCATAGCAGAAGAAATCAATGCCTTAAAAGAGGCACAGAAAACAGCCAGAAACGAGAAACGGATGGCTGACAGTTATGAACAGAGAATCCAAGATATCGACCATTACTTAAGCACAAGCACCTGCCAGATACCGGAGTTCGACAATGACCTTGTGAGACGGCTGATCTCCACCATCAAAGTGGAATCCAGCGAGAAGCTGCTGATACAGTTCCAGTCAGGCATAGTCATGGAACAGGAGATTCGATATGAGTAAGGCTGCGGCAGGAATGGCAGCAAGTAAATAGGAAACGTTGTTCCTGCCAGTTTATGGTAAGAATAAAATGCCCGATGATCCGGGCGTTTTATTGTTGGCATAAAAATAGGAAACAAATGCAGAACAATAGGAACAGAAAAGTGTGCAATAGGGAAATAAACGGAAGAACGATTATAGAAAGAAACACAAGATTGTGTGACAGGAGAGGAGGAGAAAAGCGTATGAATTATGAGCAACTGATAGAAGAACTGAGGGAGGAAATGTTACAGCTTGTAAACACCAAATGTGATGCACTGCTCCAGATGTACCGGAGTGGCGAGGTGCATACAAGTGTGAAAGATACGATCCGGGAAAGCAGCCTTATCACAGTGTCCCCGGCAGAACTGAAAGGGAAAAAACCGCTGGCAGTCCAGTTCGCACCGGGAGAATGGATAGAGACACCTACATGGAGAAAGGTGGCACAAAGGATTTTGCAGACCTGTAATGAACAGCCGGATATCCATGAGCGGTTTATGGAAATGTGTGGAAAAGTAGCCGGACGCTGGAGGACGATCCTTGGCAGTTCACCGGAAGAAATGGATGTACCGATAAAGGTGGATGAGGAACTTTATTTTGAGGGGAAATTTGACACCGAGGCGATGTTAAACATGTTAGAGAAAAAAGTGCTGGAACCGGCAGGGGTTGATTATAGCAGCATTAAAATCCGGTATATGGCAAAAGTGCAGGAAGCAGCGAAAAGTTTAGAGCATGTGCCAGAGCAGGATGAACCGGCAATGCTGCAATCGTTACAGAATATGCAGTTATAAAATGACATTGACAAGTTTCGGCATATAAACTAGTATTACAATGAGACTAGAAAAATGCATTCCATTTCTACGAGAGATAGAACATAGTAGTATATGTAAGATATCTGTAGATTTTGGAATGTTTTTTATTAGCAGAAAGGAAACTGGATGAATGCTGATTGATGTATCAGATAAAATCAAAATTCCGATAGAAATAGAACAGAAGATTTTAAGCCGGTTCATAGCAATGTCGGAAAGAAATATTTCTGCGATCAAAGCATATAAAATACAATATGATCGGGATGTGATATGTGCAATAGAAAATTATATAGGACCAAGTTCTGCATACTACTTTTATCAAGAACTGAATTCTTTATTTAAGCAATATGAGATGGTTTGCTATCATTCAACAAAAACGATTGATGAGAACGTGATCCGTTCTAATGGTCTTACAACGAATGAGTGGAATACCTATAGTAAAAATATGGTTCATACCTTGCAAGTTCTCCATGTAGAAGAAAAAGATATAGTTCATATTGTTGAAATCATAAAGTGCAAGTATGATTGGAAATATCCTGCACAGGGCAGGGAACCACAACTATGTTTTTATTCAGACAGAGGTCTTTTAAGTGAGGATATGTATGCTGGGTATGAACAGTTTTGTGAAAATATTGGCGGAGAGCTGGCAAGGGATGCGTTAAAACAAAATTATCCCAAATTGTATGAGTGCTTAAGGGAGAATGGAAAAGCGTTTTTAGTTAAATTCAAGATACCATTTTCCAATATAAAGTCCTACAATCAAGACACTATTATATATCAATTTGTTGCATATTTTGCGGGAAGATATTTTTGGAATTATGATTATGAAATTCATTTTGATGGAAATACTGATAAAGCAGTTCCGGCAAGTGATATTTTAGAACTTATTCCGTACACAACAGATAGATATTATTTTAAGAAATAGATTATAATGAAAAATATACTATGAATGAAACAAAGGGGAAAGATGTTTAATCAGCTATATTTAATAATAGAGGAAAATAAGTTAAAGAAAAGATTTAAAGGTAATGTTGTAACGGCTGTTTTAGAGGTCTTAAACAAAGAAACAGATGTACAACGTTTGGAATTGATATATCAGACGTTATGGCGGTTTAATGATGCAATAAAGTTTTGGGATGAATTAATAGGATATACATCGGGGGATGAAGAATGGGAAGAGTATGAAAAAGATTTATACAGCAGATACACGGATATATTATTAAATAATCTGCAAAAATTATATTTGAGAACAGGCAGATTTGATTTTATGCAAGAGTATTCGAAAGCATATTGGAAACAGGTGCAGGAATCTATATTGCAGTTATGGAAAAAACTTCCAGAAGGAAAAAGTGTTGTAAAAAATGAAGTTAGTTTCCAAAAAATATTTGAAGATTTTTTTAATGAAACAATAAAGACATTTCCAGATTTTCTAGTAAAACGGTTACAAGAGTTTCATAATTTGTATAGAGCCAGTAGATATCAGGTATTTGATAATTACAAATATATAATGCCTGATCCCGCATATTGTCATGATAATCGGTGGAATGATGACGGAGTAGCATATCTTTATTTGTCATACGATAATGAAAATAAGGAATGTCAAGGTATAAAACAAGCAAAGAAAACATGTTTTGAAGAATTAAGAGGAAAAGAGGGGGAACAGCTCTCTGTTTGTAAATTTAAAGCTATTCACAAACGAGTGAAAATATTAGATTTATCATATGATGGAATTGATTATGAGGAACAGCTTCAAGAGTTAGGAACATCAGAGGAAAACTATAAAGACCGTATATTACAGACGGTTCAAGAGAATTCTAAGTTGTATAACAGAATGAAGGCTTATGCACAAAATGGAAATAAAGAAGCATTTAATAAAGAATTGGATAGGCTGCAAAAGCAAGCCGGATTAGATAGAGAAATTCATGACAAAGTGCAATTACAGCTTTCAAAAATTTTAATAGGAAATATATGTGATTCGATATTTTATGCTGTTGATAAAGAGGATGATCCAAATTTGGAAGCGTATATTCCATTTAGGGCATTCAGCAGGTATCTTATTTCACAGGGATTTGGTGGTGTAGCTTATCGGAGTACAAGAATGGCATTAATTGGATTGCAGGGAAAATGCATTACTCTTTTTAATCCAGAAGATGCAATTTATATTGATGGAGAAATGGAGGTATATGAATATCACAAGGATGGTTGTAACTTAATAACTAGGTATGGCAATAAGCCTTGATGAGTTGAAAGAACAGAAAAATATTTTACGAATGACCTATACTTTTACATGAAAGATGGTTATAATAGAGTTGAGGTTAAAGGAAAGGAGATGTTTTACATGGAAGCTGTAGTAAAGGATATGAATGTTGTAGAAGATAGAACAGCACTGGAAACATTATTTTCTTATCTCGATAAAGGAATTGATGATATGGAAGCAGGGCGGCTTCATACCGTTGATGATGCATTTCAGATTATCAGAGATAGGATGAAAAATGAGTTATAGAGTACTAATCACAGATGAAGCAACGGATGATGTATTCAATTTGGTTAAGTATATTCACGTTGATTTATGTAATCCAGATGCTGCAAATAAGTTATATACGAATTTAAATAGGGAAGTCAATAACATGGGTGACTTCCCTTTAAAATTTGCTGATTCAGGGATAAAGTACAGAGGATATATAATACATAAAAAGATATATCAGTCATATTTATTGTTTTATATCATAAGTGACGAGAATCAGACAGTATATGTTCTTCGTATTTTGAAGGATATTATGAATTGGCGCAATATATTGCAAAAAACAAATATCTATCATTTTTCAAATTATAGATGATAAAAGTAAGTGGTCGGAATCAAGCCTCCAAGTCCCCAAAAAGATTTGGAGGTTTTCTTCTGCCCATTTTTATCGGGAAGTAATTTCCCAAATAAACAATCTATGGTACAATATCTTAGAAATTATCATCAAGGGATGAGTAGTGGACCATAGAGAAAGAGCAGAGTCAATCGTAAGCTGATCTGGCTTACATCTAAAATACAATGCAATCTTTTTCTATGCAGGGACATAAGAGAGTGCATCATGTCAATTTTTTGCAGCCTTGTTACAGAGGATTGCAACATTTTTCATTCCCAGAGTACAGTGAAAACTCTGGAAAGTGCATCTCAATTACCCTATCGACACATGTGGAGACAGTTGTCTTACTTTCCAAGGGAATGGTCGACAGCAGAAAAGTGAAGGTGGACTTCTCCCTGGAGGATATGGATTTATCTGAATTCAAGGGAAAAGCAACTTATGAGCAGATAAAGGAATATGTACTGGAGGAGACAGGACTTAAGGTTTCATCACTGTATATCGCACAGATTAAGAAGAAGTGTGGACTGGATGTCGGTGAGAACTTCAATCCGGCTAAATCAGAGAATGCGAGACAGCCACAGTGTACACCGGAGAAGGAAGATGCAATTATGCAGGCATTTAGTCATTTTGGAATCATATAGATTGTGGATAAGTAGCATCGTGTGTTAAAAATATAGTAAAGTACGGGAAAAAGGACATTCCAGAACTGTAGATTTTACAGGTCAGGGGATGTCCTTTTTTGGCTGCCTTGGAGTGTCTAAAGGACAATGTAATGATACTGAGGGTATTAAGACTTATTAAAAGTATACCTATCTTATCTAATCTAAAGATAAGGATGGATGGGATAATTACTAAGATTGAAGAATTTGTTTTTTCAAGATATACTTTTCGTAACAGATAGCGGTAAATTATTCAATTTACTGATAGAAAAGATTGATAAATACGCAATTGCAATGGGAGAGTGACTGGTGGCTTCTCTGCAACAGTCTTCACAAGGAGAATAAGCATTTTTATAATGGGCAGAGGAAATTATCTCCTTTTATGAAAAATGCGGTATAAGCTACAATATAAAAGCAAAAACATAAACATAAACGAAAGAACGAGGTAAATAACTGTGGCATTACTACAAGATTTAATAAAATAAATTGATGATGAGACGGTTAGACAGCGAATTACGATGGAGGTGGGAAGCTTACCGAGCAGAAAAAGTTCGATCTGGTCTTTGAGGAGCATCTGCTGGAATTCATTTTTGAAGTCTGTGAAAGTGACTCTGACTACTGGGAAATCAAGGTATGAAACAAGAAAACTGTGCTTTGAAATTTAACCACGCAAACAGATATAAAATATTATAAACCATTGAAAAATGACAACAGCTAAGGTACAATTGAATATGGACAATTGTGCCTTATAGGAGCGAGGAGACTATGACTGTGAATGTAAAAGAAGAAAACTGGGTAGGTACAAAAGAAGCAGCAGAATTCCTGGGGGTTAAGCCCGCCACAATTCGCGACTGGATTCGTAAGGGCAAAGATATTCCAAGAATGAAGATTGGCAAAGCGTGGAAATTTAAGTATTCAGAACTTGAGGAATGGGCACGTAGTGGGAGAGCTGCCGATAAATAATGCTTATAAAATATAGGCACTGCAGGAGGAAAACATAATGAATAAACATCAACTTGCATCAACGATTTGGGAATCGGCTAATCAGATGCGGTCAAAGATAGAGGCTAATGAGTATAAGGATTTCATCCTTGGCTTCATCTTCTACAAATATTTGTCGGAGCGTGAGCTGGATCTATTTCAAAAGGAAAAGCTCAGTGAAGATGAAATCAAGAAGGTTGACGAAAAGGACGTCAAGTATGCGAAACACGTGCGGGAGACACTTGGGTATTTTATTGCCTATAACAATCTGTTCTCAACATGGTTGGCAAAGGGAAATGATTTTGATGTGAAGGATGTCAGGGATGCACTGTCCGACTTCGATCAAAATATCGATGAGGTTTACAAGAAGGTATTTGAGAAAATCTTCAATACTCTTCAGACTGGTTTGTCGAAGTTGGGAGAGACCTCCGGCTCGCAGACAAAGGCGGTGAAGAAGCTCCTGAAGCTGATCAAGAAGATTCCGATGGACGGCAAGCAGGATTACGATGTTCTTGGCTTTATCTATGAGTATCTGATTAGCAATTTTGCCGCAAATGCTGGAAAGAAAGCGGGAGAGTTCTATACACCGCATGAGGTATCTGTGCTGATGTCTGAGATCGTGGCAGAGCACCTTAAAGATAGAAAGCAGATCAAAATATATGATCCTACATCTGGTTCTGGGTCGCTATTAATAAACATCGGCAGATCGGCTGCAAAATATATAAGCGGTGATGGAAAGATTGATTATTACGCGCAGGAACTGAAAGAGAATACATTTAATCTGACCAGGATGAATTTGGTCATGAGAGGAATCAAGCCTGCCAATATCAATGTGAGAAACGGAGATACACTGGAGGACGACTGGCCTTTCTTTGAAGAGAACAAGAAAGAGACTACTTATAAGCTTGTGAGGGTGGATGCCGTGGTCAGCAATCCGCCTTATTCCCAGAAGTGGGATCCGAAGGACAAAGAGTTCGATCCAAGGTATAAGGATTTCGGCGTTGCGCCAAAGGCCAAGGCTGATTTTGCATTCTTGCTCCATGATCTCTATCATCTTGAAGATGACGGTATCATGACCATCGTCCTTCCTCATGGCGTGCTTTTTCGTGGCGGTGAAGAGGCAAAAATCCGCGAGAACCTGATCGAGAAAAACCGTATTGATGCAATTATCGGATTACCGGAGAACATATTTTTTGGAACCAATATTGCGACAATCATTATGGTCTTGAAGAAAAATAGACCGAGTTCGGACATTCTTATCATTGATGCGTCCAAGGGTTTTGAAAAATCTGGGAAGAATAACAAGCTTAGGGCTTCTGATATTAAGAAGATAGTAGATACCGTAAAATACAGAACGGAGATTGATAAATATTCCGTATTGGTTTCAAAAGAAACTGTACAGGAAAATGAGTATAACCTAAATATCACCAGGTATGTTGATTCTACGGATGATCCGGAGAAATGGGATATCCGCGCAACGATGTTTGGCGGCATTCCGGTAAGTGAGGTCGATGCATTTGAGAAATACTGGGAGGCGTTTCTAGGACTTAGAGATGCATTGTTTAAAGAGGTGTCAACGGGATATCTTCAGCCGAGGATAAAGGATATCAAGGGTACAATAGATTCTTTTGAGACAGTTGAAGCATACAGAGTTACATTTACAAAAGCATTCGACGGCTTTTATGAGACGCTTAAGGAAGACTTAATCGACGGCATACTGGATGTTTCAGCTGAACAGGAGAAAGAAAAGATTACTGAGGATATTTTTGGCAGGATTGATCGGGTTAAGTTGGCGGATCGATATGTTGCCTATCAGGTGTTTGCGAAATATTGGGATATTATCTCTGCGGATATAGAGATGATTCAGACAGAAGGCTTCCCTGTAATTACTCAGGTAGACCCGAATATGGTCATCAAGAAAAACAACAAAAATGATGACGATGATGAAGTGACGGAAGTACAGGATGGATGGAAGGGGCATATCTTACCATTTGAACTTGTACAAGAAATGCTCATGCCAAATGAGGTTGAAGCAATACGGGTTCTGGAAGAACGCTTGTTAGAGATTGCCGGGGAGTATACGGAGATTATTGATTCTCTCGATGAGGATGAAAAACAGGGCAGTTTCTTAAATGACAGTAATGATGCGTTTGTTTCCAAGGAACTGAAAGCAGCCTGTGATGAAATATTGCAGGATGTGGAGAGTGAGGAGATTAATGCTCTAAACAAGTATATGACCATGCCGAAAAAAGAGCAATTGGCATTTATCAAGACCTGCACAGATGTGGACTGGGATGTGATCGAAAAGAACAAGGATGGATCTTGCAAGAAGCCGTCGTTAACAAACCGAATACAGCAACTGAAGATGGAGTACGAGTTTCTAGAGGATTCATATGAAAGGAAGCTGTTATCTGCCTTGCGATTATCAGATGAAGAAAGTGCGGCCAGGAGGAGTGTGAAGCAGAAGAAGGAAGCGCTTCATATCAAGACAAAAAAGGTTATCGAAGGTCTCTCCGAAGATGAGGCTCTGCAAATTGTAGAGCAGAAGTGGATTGCATCTTTGGTAAGAGATTTGGACGATATTTCATCATCGGTTATTTATGATGTCACATCAAAGATTTCATATCTTGCACAAAAATATGCAACGACAATGCATGATATTCAAGAGGAAAAAGTTTCTGTCAGAAGGACCCTTGGTGGTATGGTGGGTGAATTGACTGCAGACAGTTCTGATATGGAAGGGCTGAAAGAATTTAAATTGATTTTGGGAGGAAGAGAAGGATGAAGAAGGATAATATCCCAGAAATCAGAATGCCGGGTTTTAAGGAAGAGTGGAAACACAAAAAGTTCCATGCCGTATTTGACTATCTACAGAATAATGCGCTGCCGAGGTCGGCTTTGAACTATGAGAGTGGTGAAATAAAAAATATCCATTATGGAGATGTCCTCATCAAATTTGGAGAATATATCGATGTATCTAAGGAGACATTGCCTTATATAATTGACGAAGATTCTGTTGCGAAATATGGAAATTCATTCCTAATAGACGGTGATGTTGTTATTGCTGATACAGCCGAAGATTATATGGTTGGGAAATGTGTTGAAGTCATTTCTTGTGGAACTGAGAGGGTATTAGCCGGATTGCATACAATTCCGTGCAGACCGAAGGATAAATATGCCTCAAAATTTCTTGGGTATTATATGAACTCAGAGGCATATCATAGGCCATTGCTCCCGTTGATACAAGGAACAAAAGTTAAATCTATTTCTAAGCATGCTCTCCAAGATTCAGATATGTATATTCCAATGTCTGGGGTGGAGCAGGGAAAAATTGGAGATTATTTTTCTCAGCTTGATTTGTTGATTGACCTTCAACAAAATGAGGTTGATAGGCTTATCTGTATGCGCAAAGCAATGGTTGAGAGAATGTTTCCACAGGATGGAGCGGATACTCCGGCTGTCAGATTCAGACAGTATAAGAAGCCATGGAAACTCTGCCAGTTTTCTGAGATATTCACGGAGCGACATATCATTGATACGATATCCGATGAGTACCCGCAGCTGGCATTTACGATTGAAGAAGGCGTAATCCGGCCGGAAGATAAGAAGACAAATAAGCGTGATTTCCTGATCATCGACAAGGCGAACAAGAAGTATCTGCAGACGGAATATGATGACATCATCTATAATCCAGCGAATGTAATTTATGGAGCAATCCATAGAAATGCTTTGGGCAAGGGATGTGTATCTCCGATATACAAGATCTTTTACACAGAGCAGGATTCGAGCTTTATGGAGTGTATCGTAAGACATCCGCGCTTCATCAAGGAAATATCACGGAGTATGGAGGGCACAGTCAAGAAGCTCAGGACATTGAAGCCGAAGGCATTCCTGGAAATGAGTGCTTATATTGCACCGACAATAGAGGAACAGCAGCAAATCGGTGAATATTTCCGTCAGATGGATCGGCTTATCGAGATTGAGAAGGAAGAGCTGGAGAAGATAAAGCATATAAAGAGTGCGTGCATGGAGAAAATGTTTGTGTAGAAGGAGGTGCCGGACGTGATTTTTGATAAAGAGAGAGATTTTGAAGAAGCCGTCATAGGCGTCTTGATAGAGCGTGGCTGGGAACCAGAAGTAATCCGTCATCCATCGGAGGCGGATCTGCTTAAAAACTGGGCGGATATTCTGTTCAACAATAATAGGCAGAGAAACTGCTTGAATGAATGTCCGTTGACGGATGGCGAGATGCAGCAGATCATGGAGCAGATCATCAATTTGCGTACTCCATTGAAGCTGAACAGCTTTATCAATGGTCGGAGCGTGTCTATTATTAGAGACAATCCGGATGATGAGTTGCACTTTGGAAAGGAAGTCAGCCTGAAGATATATGACCGTCAGGAAATTGCCTACGGCGAAAGTAGATACCAGATTGTACAGCAGCCACATTTCAACACAAAGTCTCCGATATTGAATGATAGACGAGGGGATCTAATGCTCTTGATCAACGGTATGCCAGTCATTCATATCGAACTAAAGAGAAGCAATATTCCTGTGAGTGATGCGTATAACCAGATCATAAAGTATTCGCATGAAGGTGTGTTCCGGGGTATTTTTTCTCTGATTCAGGTATTTGTTGCGATGGAGCCGGAAGAGGCTGTATATTTCGCAAATCCTGGAGAGGATGGTGTTTTTAATCCGGCGTTCTTTTTTCATTGGGCAGACTTTGACAACGTGCCAATCAATGAATGGGATAAGGTTACGGCAGGGCTTCTGAATATTCCTATGGCACATATGCTGATCGGATTTTATACGATTGCTGATACAGATGATAATCTGCTTAAGGTTATGAGAAGTTATCAGTATTATGCTGCAATCGGTATCGCTGATCGGGTGACGAAGAGAAACTGGAAAGAGGACACGCCGGAGACACAGCGGGGCGGTCATGTATGGCATACAACAGGTAGCGGAAAGACGATGACAAGTTTCAAATCTGCTCAGTTGATTGCTAGTTCCCATGATGCGGATAAAGTTATATTCCTTGTGGACAGGAAAGAACTGGGTATCCAGTCTCTCAAAGAGTACCGGTCATTTGCAACAGAAACCGAGAGCGTACAAGCTACGGAGAATACAGATATTCTGATATCAAAGTTAAAAAGCGATGATCATGATAATACGCTTATTGTTACATCCATCCAAAAACTCAGTAATATTTCAGAGGATATGGAGGGATTGAAGGATGCAGATCTTAAAAAGATCAGATCTAAGAGGCTGGTCATAATCATTGACGAATGCCACCGATCTACTTTCGGTGACATGTTAACGACGATAAAGGATACCTTCAAACATTCTATTATTTTTGGATTCACTGGTACGCCGATTCAGGACGTCAATATCAAAAAAGACAGCACGACCACAACCATATTCGGCAGCGAAATCCATAGATATACACTTGCGGATGGCATCCGAGATAACAATGTCCTTGGCTTTGATCCTTATATGGTCAAGATATATGACGATGATGAGCTCCGCCAGAAGGTGGCCTTGGAAAAAGCTAAGGCCGATACAGTAGAAGACGTTATGAAGGATAAAAAGAAAAAGAAGATCTTCTACAAATGGATGGACTCCTCCCAGGTGAAAATGTATGGGAAGAAGGTTGGTGATAAGTGGGTAAAAGGCATAGAGGATTTCATCCCGAATGAGCAGTATCAGACGGATGAGTACGTCATGGGGGTTATTTCGGATATTAAGAAGAAATGGCTTATATACAGTCGTGGTGGAAAGTTCCATGCGATATTTGCGACATCCAGTATTCCAGAAGCGGTACGATATTGGCGGCTTATGAAAAAAGAAATGCCTGAGCTTATGATAACGGCAATGTTTGATCCTACTATCGATAACGAAAGCGGTACCGGATCTTTGGATAAGGAAGACGGTATCGTGGATATGTTTGAAGATTATCGGGATCGATTGGGCCAGACATTTACAATACCGACGTATGACAAGTTCAGGAAGGATGTGAGCCTGAGACTTGCACATAAGAAACCGTATGAAAGATTGGAGCCGAATCAGCAAATAGATATTTTAATCGTTGTAAATCAGATGTTGACCGGTTTTGACTCAAAGTGGATAAATACTATTTATCTGGATAAGGTGATGGAGTATGAAAACTTAATCCAGGCATTTTCGAGAACCAATCGACTGTTCAACGAATCAGAGAAGCCTTTTGGTATCATAAAATACTATCGAAGGCCGAATACGATGGAGAAAAACATCGAAGCGGCAGTAGAGGCCTATTCCGGCAATATCCCTATGGGGTTATTCGTGGACAAGTTGCCAAGGAATCTGCGTAATCTTAATAGGACATTTGAAGAGATTAAGGAAATATTTGATGCTAGTGCCATTAACAACTTTGAGAAGCTACCAGAGGAACCGTCTGAGAAACGGAAGTTTGCCAAGGCATTTAATCAATTCGATACCTATCTTCAGGCAGCTAAGATACAGGGCTTCAACTGGAAACAGCGAGTGTATTCTGCTGAAGATGGAACGGATATCGAGATGCTATTCGATGAAATGACGTATCTGATCTTGATAGCAAGATATAAGGAGATGGCAGGAGGTGGTGGAGGCGGTCACGGCGGGGATGTTCCGTACGATGTAAAAATTCATATCACGGAGTATGACACGACAAAGATTGATGCCGAGTATATGAATACTCGTTTTGAAAAGTTCCTCAACCTGATTCAGGGCGAGTATGATCAAGAAACGCTGGACAAGACGTTGACTGATTTGCATAAGTCGTTTTCCATGTTGTCAGTAGAGGAACAAAAGTATGCAAAGGTTTTCCTTCATGATGTGCAAGCCGGTAATGCAAGAATCATTCCGGGTAAGTCTTTCCGCGAGTATATATCTGACCTGATGAAGGGGGCTGAAAACGCAAGGATCAAGCGGGTGGTTCGCAGACTGGGATGCTATGAGAGGCTCTTGCGCGAAATGCTGGCAAAGAAAGTCACGAAGGAAACCATAGAGGCACATGGTAAATTTGATGAACTGAAGGAGAGCGTGGATAATAGTAAGGCAACAGAATTTTTTACTGTTGTGGAGCATCAGAATTTCCGCCAGTCAAGGCTTGCAATGTTAGTGGATGCTTATTTGCGGTTTTTTCTTCTTTCGGGCGGGCAGGATCCATATCCTGAGAATGAATTTGACAGGAAGCATAAGACGAAAGTCGAAACGGTATCTATGGACACCGACAGTAATTCGAAACCGGTGGGAGTTGTGCTGACAGATGAAGTGATGGAAGGGAAAACTATCACAACATCCGTCAAAAAAGCAAAGCTCAAAGAATGGTATTCAGAGAGTAAGGCTCTTGCCTGCATGGTAGATACCGATTGTTTCGCATATGTGGATAATAAGCTCTGTGTTTATAATAAGAAATATCTGGAACGAGATGATAAGGGAAAACTGTTTTTTACGGAATATGCCAAAGCACATGAGGAAGAATGCTTCCTGCAGTTTGTAATGGATAAAGAGACGGGTGAGCTCCACTACATTACCCTTCCGAGCTCTATGGCAAGCAAGACCTTCAATTATTATGATGAGCTTTCGGCATTGTCGGATGATGAGAAATTGAGCCTTGGTCTTGTGAACGAGATTGCGCGAGAGATGCTTGCTGCGATTAATGGCATGGAATTCGGAGAAGCACTTGCGGCGTTGATGGATAAGAAGATTTGTAATGTATCGTTTCGAACGCTTAAGTCGGTAACCGGACTTGATAATACGACTGTCAGCAATATGAAGAAAGGAAAGAATCTCACAAAAGAGAATGTCGTTTCCTGTTGCTTGGGAATTCATATTCCGTTCAGGTTAAGCAATAGATTGTTGCAGTTAGCGGAGAAACCATTGGACTTGACACTTCCGGGAGCTAAGGGTGAAGAGAATACCATATATGACCAAATACTGCATCTGTATTGGGCTGCGGATTATTCTGATACTTATGCGGAATTGGTGGCGATTCATTATGAACATTTGATACATCAACCACCCATCAAATAATGATAATAGATAAGCAAAAAAGTAGACTGGAGAAATCCCAATGTCATTTAGATAAGGATTATACAAAGAACAGTGTATATAGAAATATGTACCCTGTTCTTTTTTTGTAAAAT